TTCTTTATCATTTTTTTTATAATCTCGTACTTAGGTTCTTATTTCACCTTCTTCGAGTTCGGATTCAGAATCCGACATGTATTCACTTTCATTATCCAAATCGTCAATATTTTCCGGTAAATAATCGTATAACCGATCGTGGTCAATTTGGTACTTAATTTCATAATCGTCAAGGAAATCACGTAAAGAAATTCTATCATTAACACCGTATTGTTCATCTAAATACGATTTCCAAAACGAGAGGTTCTTTTTTGTGATTTTACTCGGGAAAAGTTCGACGGTAAACTCTTCATCACCTTTACACCCACATTCTTTAAGAATCTCCTTTTCACTTTCGAGGTACATATCAAAAAAGTGTTCCAAAATACCAATATCCTTAGGTTCATAATAAAATTCAATAAACTGGGCTTGACCATACGATGTTTCTAATTTTCTATTAGAAATACCAATATACGCAATATAATTATACGTATTTTTAGGAACAAGGTGTGCGGGGTACCCAAAATCAGCGCGTAAACCGTATACTTTACATTTTTCACCGGCTAATTCGGAAAAGAGTTCGTTAACATCGAAAAGTTCAACAATCGTGGTACAGTTTTTAAGGAGTTCGTAAGTAAGGCTCATCGTATTATATTACACATTAGTTGCTAAGTTTTAAGTCCATGTTTTCAGGGAATGAGTTGTAAAGTTCCGTCCAGTCAATGCTTCCGTGAAGGTTATTTTTTTCAACAAACTGTAAAAGAGTTTTTTGACAGTTAAACTCGTTTTTAAAGTAATTCATCCAGAACTCGATCCATTCTTCCGGGACGTATCGCGGAACAACCATAGTATCCAATTCATCTTTTGCCAACATTTGGATTACTGGCTCAATAATACCAATCCGAGTACCATCTTCGTATTTCTCTTCATACATAAAGTCTACTAAGTGAAGTTTATCGTTAAATGCAGATACACCGACATACGCAATATGATTAAGTTCCTTTTTGAACTTTATTAAATCCTGTGGAAAGTTTGTTTTCAATCTCACCCCATACACTTGAGAAGGTGTGCCAGATGAAAATTGATCGGTTCGAAAACTCGAAAGAACACCGTCAAGTTTATCGAGTCTTTCAAGACTAACCGTTTGTTTGGTAAGTTGGTAAATGAGAGACATTTTTTATAGTATACTTATTATAGCTGATCTATATCACTTAGGTCTTCACTGTACATCAATATTTCTTCGGCCACGATTTGATAAAATGCCATTTTATACGCTAAAAATCCGAATAAGGTTGCCCCCATATTAAAATCGAATGGTAATTCCGATGTGTTCCACAAAGATTCGGCTAGTGCGAGACACGTCGGTAACAATAATCGTTTATTCAAAACGGGTATTCTTTCAATATTATCGACGTATGATGACAACGAGTCTACATAAATACACGACGCAATTGTCCCTAAAGTAGCAGATACACCGTCAATGGGTGTATGAAAAATAAAATGGTAGGTCGAAACAGCGACACCGTATTGTAAAGTTGTCTTTTTAATTTTATCTTTTATTTTTTCATATTCCGCTATACCTTCTTTACGTTTAGTGGGGCACGATATTCTAATGGTTTTTGTGTACGGATTTATTATACTCAACATTACAATTTATTTACTCTATATCTATACCTTTAATAATATAGTTTTCATCTTGAAAATACTTTTTCTTAAATGCACGTTCCTTTTTTATAAAATCTTTACAGCTCTTCTCAACTTCATATATACGTCTATGAATATTTAATAAATTACTTTTATTTGCGGGTGTTTTTCTCCATTTATCACCGAAAATAGTAGAATATTGTAATTCACGTCTTTGGTATTTAAGATCATCGAGAAGTAGTTTATAAAGTACGAGTGAATATGAATCATATTCACTACGCTCGTAATCATTTAAACACATTTGTTCGCGTGCAAGTGTATTCATACTTTCACGGAGTAGGTTCGCCCCACTTTTCTCTCCATCGGTTAACCAGAGTTTCGAGTCTCTCTTTTGAGAATCGTGAATTTCGGGGGGATCGTTGAGGGGCTCCCGGACACACAAGATCACGTGATTCGTACGCGTTAAGTTTTTCCCATACGAGTCTTTGCATGTCACCCGGTAGCTCGTTTGTCGCTTGACAAAACGAGAGTTTATAGTCGTACGTGTGTAAGGCAATGTAGTCGTCCATTTCATTTTTTTATACATTTCATTAGAAGTATGTAAACTTAGGTTTCTTAGGAACCTCTAAAATGATTGTTTCATTCGCTTCATTTTTAGATATGATATAGTCATTTTCACACATTTTTATAGATGGGGGTTCGGGGTTTGTTTTAGGTGATAATAAATTACACACACTCGAATAAAACGAAAACATTACTGCTATTATTTATATTTATTTTTTTATATACTAAATACAAGATGGTTTCACTCCAGGACTTACCAAAAAAAGTACAATACATAATTGTGGATTCCGAATTCGTTAATGGTACAAACAACACATTCACTATCGATTTATCACTTAAATCTAATCTACACGTCGAAGAAATATCAGAAGTAATTGGTATAAAACCAGTCGATTTTTATATCACACAAGTAGGTGAAAATGATTTAGGTAATACAAATGTAGCAAAGTATATAGATATAGTATGTGATGATGTCCCAAAACGTGGTCAAATACTAAATGAACGTAACGGGCAGATCCTGGCGCGTGTACCATTAGAACGAAGTTTTACGGGAAGTAATGATTTTATCATGCGTGATAAACAGTGGAGATCGTTTCAGCGTCAGACAAATTTATTCAATCCCATATCGATACAGAAACTTAATTTTAAAATATACGAATCACAAGGTGACGGTGATTATAAAACACTCCAACCGGATGCGAATTGGTACATGGTTCTTGAAATAACAACTATAGACGTCAAGGAAAAACCTGTAAATAGAGAGGTTCAAATTCTTGAAGCTTTACATAAACTTATCGGGAAGATAGATGATCTTAACGTAAACGTTAAAAAACTTCCAGATAAGGAGGATATCGAAAAAATGGAAATAGAAAAAAAGAAAAAGTACCCTTTACGTTACTTAATACTGTTCATAACAATGGTAATAGGTGGGTTTGTATTTGTAAAAAATAAATTTACTCCTTCGATTCCACAACCTTCTTTTTAACGACACGTTTAACAACTTTCTTCTTTGGTGTTTCTGGAGCTGGAGCTGGAGCTGGAGCTGGCGCTGGAGCTGGTGGCGCTGGAGCTGGAGCTGGTGGCGCTGGAGCTGGAGCTGGTGGCGCTGGAGCTGGTGGCGCTGGAGCTGGTGGCGCTGGAGCTGGAGCTGGTGGTTCGATTACATCGACAATTTGTTTAAGAATACCATAAATAGTTTCTTTATTGATTTTTGGTCTTTGAAGTGCATCTTCAATTTGTTTTCTGATAGAGTCCATCGCGTAATATATATAAAAGAAATATTATCTTTATACTAAATGTTATTCATTGGTCCAACTCTTTTAAGTGGAATAGGTCAACAGTGTAAAAAATATATGAGTCTTTTTCCTGGGAGCCAGTACATTGAACTTCAAAATGATATACCGGTATGTGAACGTGCATTTATTTATGCTTTACCTGTACCATACTGGTTAGATAAAATACCCGAAATAAAAAGAAAAATTAAACACGTGACGTGTATGACCATATGTGAAACAGAAACAGTACACGAAGATTACGGTAAACTGTTTAAATTATTTGATAGAATCGCTGTACCGAGTGAATTTTGTCGAAAAGTGTTTAAAAAACAGTTTCCAGACACGGACTTTTATATTGTACACGCACACGTGCCTGATCATAGACCGTACACATTTTATCACATCGGAAATGTAACGGATCCAAGGAAAAATTTTAATAAAATTATTGAAACATTCGTTCGTATGAATAAACCTGATACACGTCTTTTGATTAAGGCAACATGTAAACAGCCAATTCAAATAAAAATACCAAACGTTGAAGTTATAAACGGACTCGTATCAGATGAAGATATGGAAAAAATACATGGAATGGGAGACTGTTACGTAAGTTTTTCGAGTTCGGAGGGTATAGGTATGGGTGCAGTGGAAGCAGCCTTACGAAACAAACCCGTCATTATAACTGATTATGGTGGTGCACCCGAATACATAAAAACACCATACTTAATTGAGTGTGGTCTTCAGTATTTGGTAAAAGATGATTTTCTATTTAAGGTGGGTATGGAATGGGGAAAACCAAATGAAAAACAATTACGTGAGTTTATGGAAGATGCATATACCAAAAAAATAAGGTACATGGAACATCCGAGGACTCATATGTTGACGTGTAAAGAAAATGTATTACAAGAATTCATCACTAATGTAATTAGTAAGGAAAGTGATAACACCGGTCAGGATGGCACCGGACATGAGTGATCCTCTCTGGGCAATGAGCATGGCGACGATATCATCGATAAATTTAATATTGGTTGGTTTCTTAAGAAGTTCAGGTACGATTTTTGAAATTGCAAGATAAAGTGCCATGGCTATTATGACAGGTCTGAGTGTTTCTTGATCTAACATTTTTTTATAATAAGGAAATATTTATTTTTGGCCTCGTTCCTAACACTTGATCGTCTATTCTATGTTTTTTGCAGTAGTCCCCACATACCGCTTTGAATGTACATTTTTTCCCTGATAATGTAAATGCTTTACATATATTACGGGATTCAGAAACGTCAGGTTTAGGTACAGAATCTAAAACCTGTATCGGTTTTGTTTTTTTACATTCAAGTTTCTTTTTTCTCATTTTATCGAGAATTATCGCCATTTCCTCCGGTGTTTTTTTACTTGTTTTTAAAGTTTTAGATACACGTAAACAATCATCGTAACTTTGAATATTCGATTGATGTTTTTTAGTGAGTACATTTTTAGTATCATTAAAATTCGTTTGAATCACGGTCGGTAGAAAGTATTGCGACATCTTAATTTTTAAGAAAAATAAAATAACTTAGGTTAGTAAAGGATGTGGTTCTTTATAAAACTTAAAAGAACATATAGCTTCACTTTAGGTGAGTAATATAAAAGATAAAACCTTTTACT